ACTTCTCTTTTATCACCATCAGCTACTCTTTCAGTATATATGTTTCTATAAGTTTCTTCTTTATGTTCCATGTATTTTTGTTCGCACAAACCACAAAAGTATATTGTACTCATTGTTTTACCTTTCTTTTACTACTAATGTATTTTTTCCTTCATTAGATACTTCTTCATTATTTATTCCTAATACCCATTTAAGTGATTCTATCCATCCTTGTTCTATAGCTCTATATTTTAAATTATCATTTACTTCTAATGACAACATTTTAATAAGGCATGTTATTATTTCATCTTTAGTTCTTAGTTTCATGATGCTGCTAATCCCCAAAAGAAAAATGCTCTGATGTTACGTTTACCTTTGTAACCTTCTTTCTCTTTTATTGCTTTTAACACTGCTCCTTTTATCTCAATACAATTCCATAAATCCCATTTAGTTCCATCCATTGTATTATCTACAAATTTCCAAAACTTTTTTGTTCCATATCTAGGATGTTCTTTTACCATTTTAAATCCACCAGATGTAGATATTGTACCATTATATCCATCATGTCCGTATTCATATTCTGCTTCTTCTACTAATTTATCGTATGCTTCTCTTGCGCTTTTAAATCTACCTAATGCAAAGTCTGTTCTATCAAATGCTCCCATTATCTAACTCCTTATTAAATTTATGTACATCATGTTGAATACCATCAACAACTTTTTCAATATCATTACATATATCAATCATTGCTTTGTATCTATTGTCTAGTTCTTCTGCTTGACTTTTAAGTTTATCAAGTAAGTCTTCTATTTGTATTTCCATTATTTCTCCTTATGAATATTTAATATCTAGTTTATTATAATTTCTTATACATTGATACCATTTGTTTTTATCTAGTGTAGACATTGCTCTTGCTTGTGGACTAAGCATATTATACTTACCCTCTGCTTGTATCTTTTTGTACTCTTCAAACTCTTCTTTTGTTACTTCGTATGACATTATTCTTCCTCCTCGTTATTTATTCTTCTATTAATATAATTTTGTGCATAAGTAGTAACTGCTACTACTTCTTCTTCAGCAAGACCTATTTCTTTTGACAATCTCATCATCATTACAGAGAATACAATTTTATCAGGCTTTGCTTTATCCTCATTAAATCCATGTGCTGCAAGTAGCTGCAAACTTACAAATGCAGTCATGTCTCCAAGTATTTTACATATTTTATCTTTGTTCATTATGTTTCCTAACTATTATTGTTCATGAATTGTAAAGCATGAAGTCTCCAGATATATTCTGGTTTACCATAAATACCTTTTCTTTTATCAGGTGTTTTCTCTAGATGTCCTTCTTTAGTTAAGTCTGTTATAGACCTACGTACAGATGTAATCAATGTACCAACAGGCAATGCTAACATTACTTGTGATGGTGATGCTGACTTATTTTTCTTGAAGTAATCAAGTATTTTTTGTTGTTGTGATTTTGCTTTCTGATGTGATTCTTTTAAATCTTTACCAGTTTCATTAGTTGTGTTATAATACATTATCTCTCCTTTATTGTTATTTAAAATTTATGGGGTGAATGTGTGAATCGCGGAATCCAACAAAACATGACGTTGTTTTTATCCACCCCATTTTGTATACCATATGCTCTGTTTAGGTGTCAAGGTACAGAGCAAACCCTGTTAGAGTAACAATACGTAGGGCGAATCTTCATTACGGCTACAACCTACTTGCTCTCTGGTTAAATATTAAGGGGCCTCTTACTATCCATTATCATTTACACTGCCGTAAAAAATAATAATTTCATATTTCAGTCAGTCCCTCAATAAAAGAAATGACAGTTTTCGTTTGAAAGTGTATCACTGCCAAAAACACTTGCGTTAATTTCTTGGTGGCCTCCCCAATAGATTAACTTGAATAGTGCATCTTGTATCCTGTAAGAAATCCTGTATCTTCATCTTCCCAATTTACTATACTAAACGTAACAGCACAATTATCTTGAACGTAGATTATATCATCCCATTCAATGTTGTTCCAATATCCATGTTGCAGGATTCTACCATCAGAACAATCTTTAAAGCGCAAGTCTTTACGTCTATATCCTTTTATACCAAGCAGTAACATTATCTTATGCTCTATAGGATGTACAGGAGTATCAAACTCTAGATTGTGTGATTCCATGCTTACTCCTTTTGTGCATTATCTTTATCTTGCCACTAGTTATAAATATAACTGTGTTTCTATTATGCATATCGACACCAACTATCTTATCAGGTATCATTGTTTCAAAGTCTTTTATTGTGAACATTAGTTCCTCCTATTATTATGTGGTTTATTGTGAAATTTATGCAAAAGCTTGTGCTAACACCTAGCATTCATTTATCAAAATATGCGCAATCTAACGTTGGTTAGAGTATTATTTTCTGTTGTGATATAGGCAAGATTTAACGAGTTCCTAGTTACTCACACTTTATAGGCTTTAGGTTATGACCTATGTTACTTTTGCAATATAAAAAATTTTTAGGAGACTTTAGGTTCACTCTTAGCCTCCCTGTTTACGAGCATGATACAGAGCCCCTTTGACCTTCATCGCTCACCGATAGTTTCACTGCAGCTACTATCAGACTATTGCTCCAGCCCAAACAGCAATTAACTGCTTTGTGGGTTGTATCAAGTTATTATTTAAATCTTAAAGTGTATGCCCAAGTGATGCAAAAAGTAGTATATATAATAGATAATAAAGACTCTATATAACACACTCTACACACACTCGGACAAACATATAATGTAATAATAGGTTAATAAAAAGGGGAAATTAATCCCCTAATTACTATTTAAACCTAACTGGTTTAACATCTTCTTCATGTATTAATGACTTACCAGTTGCTTCAACACACATATCATTAATAGCTCTACATCTAGCATTGTAATCTCTAACTCTATCATTGATGCTTGGAATAGACATACCAAATGACCTACTGTATCCACGCTTAGATGATGATGTCATCACTCTAGTTGCTGTCTCTACTTGCGCTGTTACTAGCAACTCTTTGTAATATTTGTATAGTTCATCTACACTCATGATTATTCTCCTATATTTATTAATTAATCAAATAAAATTAAAATCAAAAATAACGTAAATTCTATTTACGAAATCCCCCGTATAGGGGGTATACTATGGGAAAAAGGCTATATTTCAAAATCCTACAATTTTTTTGGATAACAACTTGGTCATCGCTTGACATTGATTTGACTTATGTATTAGATTCTGGGCGGTGGTTGGGTAAAGGATTATAATAATGTGTAGTAGAAATAAAGAATACAATGGCTGAAGAATACAAAGAACTAAGTAAATTAACTTTAGGCGAACAAGAGGACATTCTTCAAACTATGTCTGAGTCATATTTCCCCATACAAATAAATGATAGAGTATATATGATACCTGAAGAAGTAAATGACCTTATAGATAGATTAGTACAAAGATTAGAACGTAATGGACATCAAGTAAATATAGGAGACTTAATTGGAGAAACAGACAATTAAAGGAGTACCTCACTATGTATATGATACATATGAGGAGTTTAAAGAAAATTGCCCTAGTGAAGAATTACACGATGATTGGAGAACTGGTAATGAGGGAGATTGGGTAAAGTCTGATGATGGTAGAATTATACAATTATTAAAAGTAAGTAAAAACGTAAATCATCCAGGCGACAGAAAAAATTATAAATACGCTAATGGGTGGGTAAGAACTGTTGTTGGTAGTTTTTTAAATAGGCATACAGTTAAAATGGATACTGATTTTTCACAACATCCTAATAGGTATACGTTTAGTAAAACAATTAAAGATACAAGTAAACGAGTAAAAGAACGTACTAAGGTAACAAATAAAGAAAAACAATTTGCTACTAATGTTGTTGTAGGTATGGGTGCTGTTAAAGCATATCAAAAAGCATACAATGAAATGTCAAAAAACAAAGCTGGTAAGAAAGCAGCTGTATTACTTAAACAGGAAAGAGTTATGAAAGAAATAGAAAAGTCAGTATTAGACGTTGCAAAAGGTTTAGGTATAGACCACGAGTATATATTAGAAAAACTAAAACATCTTGCTGATTATAGTGAAGATGATAACATCATATTGCAATCAACAAAAGAATTAGGGAAGATAGTAGGCACATCTGGAACTAATGTTAAACAAATAGAGACTGGTATGATTGGAATGTTTCAAGGATTTGGTTCAGAGGATATACAAATAGCAGATAGAACAAAACAAATAAAATCAGTAGAAGAGGAATAATATGATACAAAAAGATGCAGACAATAATATAGTTGGATGTGATAAATGTGGTTCTAGAAATATAAAAAAGGATGGATGGCAGTATTGGGCAAAAGGTAAAAAGAGACAAAGATGGCATTGTAAGGCTTGTAATAAAAAAATGCTTAATCCTAAGATTATTGAAAAATCTCCATTTCAAGCAGAAGAAAGACCAGTTGATTTTGTACCTATAGATGAAATAATAAAACATAGAGAAAAACAATACAATCAAAAGTTAAAAGCTAAAAAGTCTAGAAAGTTAATTAATATTAAAATTAATCAAATGGGACCTATAGGTATACTTCATTTTGGTGACCCTCATGTAGATGATGATGGTACAGACTTAGCTGAAATATATTCATTATGTGACTTAGTTAATAAAACAGATGGATTATTTGGAGGGAACTTAGGAGATATACAAAACAATTGGGTAGGTAGACTTCAAGCATTATATGGACAACAATCAACATCTGCAAAAGAATCATGGAGACTTACAGAACATTTTGTTAATCAAGTAGATTGGTTATACTTAGTAGCAGGTAATCACGATGTGTGGAGTGGCGATGGTGACCCACTAGAATTTATTATGAGAGAACATAGTGGAGTATATGAACAATGGGGAGCAAGACTTAATCTTATATTCCCTAATGGAAAAGAAATACGAGTAAATGCTAGACATATGTTTAAAGGTAATTCAATGTGGAATACAGCTCATGGAGTAGCAAAAGCAGCTCAGATGGGATGGAAAGACCACATACTTACTTGTGGGCATACTCATGTATCAGGTTATCAAGTATTAAAAGATGCAGCTAGTGGACTTATTAGTCATGCATTGCAAGTAGCATCATTTAAAATAATGGATAGTTATGCAGACAAACTTGGGTTAGATGATAAGAATATCTT